CCCTCATTGAAGGGATTAAATCCGGGGACATCTGGCTCAACAAAATAAAGTATGAACATGGCCAAAGAATTTATGGAAACGTGTGTCTTGAGGTTTATCTGCCCTCACGAGGAACATGCTTGCTCCAACATGTCAATCTCTCAGCTTGTGAACCACGGGACTTACAAAAGGCTTTCGCTCAAGGTATGTCCGAGTTGTGCGATCTCCATGGGAGAACAGGTGTTGGAGGGACTGGAGAATACCTTCCGTCAGAAACAGACCGGCAAGTCGGACTTGGAATGCTCGGACTGGCCAACTTACTCAGACGCCTAAAGATCACCTATGCTGATTTTGGTACTGCATTAGACTCTATTAACCATAATGGTGTAGCAGCTAATGTGTCTAGTAAACCAGCACATGACTTAGCTTGGTCTTTAAAAGAAGCAATAGAAGGCGCAGCATATATAGCAAGGAAAAATAAAATGGTACGTGCTTTTGCAATAGCACCTACTGCTTCTTGTTCATATAGAAGTAAGGATCTAGATGGCTTTACATCTACACCAGAAATTGCACCACCTATCGCCAGAAGTGTGGACCGTGATAGCGGCACCTTTGGTGTTGAGCATTATGATTATGGTGATGTAGAAATTGCCAGTGAAGTTGGTTGGGTTGCTTACAAACGAGTAGCAGATCAACTGATGATAATGCTTGAAAAAACGGGACTTCTTCACGGCTATTCATTTAATAGTTGGAGTGATGTTGTTACATACAACAGGAACTTTGTGGAAGAGTGGTTATTGTCACCCCAAACCTCCCTTTACTACTCCCTGCAAGTAATGGGCGACACACAGGATAAGAGCGATGCGTATGCAGCATTAGATAAAGCCGAAGTCGATGATTACTTACAGGATATTCTCGGAAACGAGCCAATAACCTGTGATTGTCAAGAATGAGAAAACATCCATACGAAAAATTATTAGACCGCAAACGTAAGTGGTCCCCTGTAAAACCTACCGCTGGAAAGCTTAGAGAAGGTGCAGAAGAAACCATCCTCCGTGCGCTCTCAATACGTCATATGGAGCTCCCTGTTGGAAGCTTCATTATTGAGGCATTGGAGAAGAGTGTTCCCGATAATGCCCGTGAACTCCTTGAATCAAATGTTATCGACGAGGAAAGGCATGACCTCGCATTAGGTTATATAGCAGATGTACATAATGTTAATGAGAAAGACGAGAAGGAGGGGAAGTTATTAAGAGATGCTTGGATTGAGCACCCTGACCATACCCTTCTTAAAGCACTTATCGCAGAACGAACTTTATTCTTTGTTCTACTCCCTTTCTTTCGGTTTAATGGGGACGCTGCTATACGTACAGTATCGGCAGATATCTCAAGAGACGAGCAAATCCATGTCGGATGTAATTCTCTTGTATGTGCAGAGTTGGGTCTTTCTCCTTCTCCTTCTTTGGATAAACTTAGGAAGGCCAC